CATAGCTGTCTTTTTTGTGCTAAACGAATGAATAGTTTTGTCCCAGGTACTGACTTGAAATCTGGTGCCTTGGGGCTGTATACAATATTTTCCAAAAACCACAAGGGAGCCGGTGCCATCATCTATGATAATAGAATCAATATTTCTTTTGAGCTCACGTTCGGCCCAGGCATCTAGTTTTTGTGCTTGGTTCATTTGAATACGTAGTGAGTGAGCAACCAGCCCACTGTTGCTGTTAAAAATCCAATGAGTCCAATGCCCCAGCCAATTATTTGATTGTTGCGTCGATCATCCATTTTGGTCACTGTGGCATGAATTTCTTTAGCAAGAGTTTTAACCGAGCTCACATCGCTATCCAGGTTCTCAAGTTTGAGTTCTAGGTGGCGGTATCTCTCTGCACATAATTCAACATGTGCTTCAAGACTTTTCTTTTCGATGTCGGTGGTGTCAGCCATTATTGCTCCAATGCATTATTTACCGCAATGAACCAAATATTTTGATTATCCCCCGATGTGGCAATAGTGGGAGTCATACTGGGCTGTTCAGTAAGATTCAGCATCATTGGAACCCCTTCACAATCTTGTCTAAGTCCAGCCAGGGGATCAGTATTACCATGCATTTCAAACACACCTTCTGATTCAGATCTAAACTCAAACTCCCATGCTGTGTGTTTTTTCTCGGGCACAGTGAGGTCAACAGGTTGTGTTCGCAAACTTATGATTTGCAAGAGTGTTTCCCAATTGCGTTGTTGATTACGCGAATGATTCCAGTCTTGTTGATTGCGTATGGTTTGTCCAGCACGATCTACAAAAGGAATTTCGCTTGATCTGTAGTGTCCGGTAACGCCGGTAAGACTGCAATCAAAAAGGGTACGGCATATGATCTTCATTCTGTGAGTATTTAATGCCAAAAAGAAACCCTGGAGTTTTTACGTCCAGGGTTGCTGTGGTCGCTAAACTGATTACAGGTTAGTGAATGTTGCAGAAGCAGCAACGTTGGCAGTTGGGATACCAATGTTCAAGCCGCCAGTTGCGTTGGCTGTTTGAGCTGCCGCAACCAATGTTGTTGTAGTGTACGCACCACTTGGATAGATAGCCAAGTTGATTGTACCAGCTGTAGCACCAGCTTGGTAAATTGCGATGGTACCAAGTTGTTGAACTGCTGTCAAAACGTTGTTCAAGTAACCGTTAACGTTACCAGCATTGGTAAGTGCAGCGTTGGCTGTCAATGTGAAGAAGTCAAGTTTTGGACCTTGAATCTGAACTGGACCTTGAGCTGCTACGTTAGCTGTGCCTGCGATAGAACCGTTTGCCACGTCCAGTGCAAATACTGGTTGTGTAGTTCCGTTTACTTTTGTAAATACTGCCATGATAAGTTTCCTTTAAGTTAGTGGGACATCTAGTCCCTACTTTTATTTAGTCAGTTTGGAAAAATCACGCCTGTTGCGGATTGTTTCTTTGTCTATTTTGGGCAGCAAACGCATTGGGATCAAATCTGCTGACCATTTTGGCATAGCCAGCAGGAGTGGCCATAACCCAGCCTTCTTGACCAGGGTGCTCAGCATCGGCCTGTTGTTTTATGTACATTTTTAGATCATGCAACAAAACAAACGCTTGAAACGCCGCAGCCAGCGCAGGTGTATTTGAGCTTGGGCTGTTTAAATATTCCACAATATTGCGGAATTTTTGTGGTGTTACTTTTGTCTGCAACCACTCACCAAACTCAGGCAACAATGTGGCACCGTTGAGTGGTGAGCCAACTTTGGTGTTGATAAAGTCTACACACAGTTTTGCCAAGTCTGTGATCTTGTGTGCTCGTAGTTCTGCAGGGTTAAACAGTGTGTCGATTGCGCCGCCCTGACTTTTAATCAACTGTTTGAGTTGCTTTTCAGCGTTGGTTTCAGTTTTCAGCTGACTAGGAGTTGCTGGTGTTTCTAACATCAAGCCAGTAACTTGGTTGAATGCCACACCGCTGAGTGGTTGGCGAGGTTCGCCAGCGTCAGCGTACATTGAGTGTACAGCAACGCCAATGTTGCTGTTGCCAATTCTTTGGCCCAGGGCACTTGTAACTGGAATTTTGTATTCTATGGTGTTGGGACGGAAAACATAGTTGCCAGCTTCCACAGGCGGAGTCGACATGTACAGCAAATCGCCCTTGACATAGCCACGGAAGTTGGGCGGAAGTGCGGCTTCTAGTATCGGAAACAGCGTGGCATATATCTGTATCAACTCAGTTCTGTCACCCGAACGAGTGTTCTGTATGCTGGCCATCATTTCGGGACTTGTAGCTAGCCCATCGTAGCCTTTGGCTTCAAACCCCGAACCATCTGTTAATACAAATTCACCTGTGCTGGGCTTGCGGCCAAATATCACAGCAGGTTTACCATCCCATTTGGCAGTGGTTGTTGACGGTTGTTGTGTGGCATGACTCACAATTGCCAGCGCATCTCGGATGCCTTGTGTGCCTTTTCGAAACACATAGTCTTCCAGGTGTTCAATGCCCTTGGCTCTGCCGCCTACACCTGCTTGTTCTGCTTCTACCAAGGCAACATAGCCACGATTTACAATGCGGTCACGCAGGCGTGCCAGGAAGTTAACGTCACTTTCTGCCATGCCCATTTCAGGTTCTTTTACACCCTCACGTGAGATGTAGTCGCGAAAGTCTGCTAGTTTGGCATCACGGTCAGGATCCATGGCCAGGGCTTTGTAAATGTTTTCCACAGTCATCAACTGAGTGCGTTTGTACTGTGGGGCCAGCAACATGCCAGCAGCTTGATCTGGATCCATTGTGACTACTTTTTCTGTCTGGCGACTGGTAATGCCTTTGGCCGAAGCTTTGAGTCCCAATGCTTTGGCAATGCTCGACATCAGCACATTACGAAACACACCTTTGTAAGCCGATCCTGCGCCGCCACCCAGCCAGAATGTGCCCCATTCCAGGTTGGGCATGAACATAAAGTCTGTTTGCACATAGCCACGCTTGGGGTCGCCTTGTATGGGTGTTCGGAAATGCACTGCTTCGCCTGACAGTCTGCACCATTCACGGGGATCTTGTTTGTTCTTTGTGGCCCAGGCATCAAGTATGCCCTTTAGTTCGGCCTTGGTTATTTCGTTGGCATCTACTGCAAGATCTAGATCACCTGAGTCAGGTTTCTTGCCTGTTGATCCTAGCCACTTGACAGGAATACCGTTCTCATCTTTGTCATGTGACAAATCAAGACCTGTCACAGTTTCCAACCATGCCACTGTGCTGGGTATGTCAGCTTGTTTAATTCTTTGTGTTAGTGGTCGACCTTGTGCGTCTTTGAATACATTACCACCTTCAAACAGTTGCTTCATGTGGTCTTCAACCCAAACATTTGTGCCAACAGTGCAGCATCTGCAGGATTAGCGGCGGCTTGTCGCCCGGCTAAAATATCAGCGTCGGTATATTTTAATTTATCTGCTAGAGCTCGTTGCTGAGGAGTCATTTGCACTGCACCAGTGACTCCTGCCCGGCGACCTGCACTTCCAGCATCATAGGCCATTAAATTTTGTGCTATTAGTACTCCTTTGCCAACCAACTCGGTAAACAAATCTGCCATGGCTTTTGGGTCGGTATTCTGCTGCAAGGTAGCGTTGTAGATTGAATCTATAAATTTATCAATGTCTGTCACAATCTTTTCAGCATAAAGTTTTTGTGTGGGATCACCAATATAGGTTGCTATATTTTTGTAATCTGCCCCTTGACGCCCAAGCATCTTGTTGACCAGGTCTACTAGATTGGTTTTGAGTGTGGTAATACTGGGTTGTGACACTTGACTGAGGCTGGTAGGAGGATTGCCGCTGGAATCTTTAGAATTGGCCAGAAAGTTTTGCACAGTTTGTTGCCATGCAGTTTGCATGCTGGTTGCTAGTGTTTTGGCCGCTGAGCTGTTGGCTAGGTCTTGAAATCCTTGCTCGCGATTTTGAGCAGGGCCATCCTGCGAGGTCACGTTTGTTCCCAGGGCCTTGTTTATTGTTTGAGTGCCAACTTGTTTGGCAATGCCGCCCACTGCGGCTGCAAGAGCTCCGCCAATACCTTCGTTGACTCGGCGGGGGCGTGTTAATTCATGAATCTGCATTTGTTCTCCTAACTGAACGTGAGAACTTGCCAGCATCTTTGGTACGTATTGCATTGAGCAATTTACGTGTGAGATTGTCAGCTTGTTCTGCACCAAACTCTACTTCGATTTGTTCTATCAATCGTATGGCACTGGCAATAATGCTGTCGGCCCGAGTTTCAATTATCAGGCGACGATCACGCTCTACATACAACGAGTCTAGTTCTTCTAGTAAACTGCGGGTCTTTTTCTGCATTGGATCTGGGCCTTTGGATTATTTAGTGTGTATCAAGTTCAAATAAATATCTACTATACAGGAATACCTATGACAAGTCAAATCAACCCAAACAACGTAGATGGCACGTATCCAGTTGCCGGACAGCCCAATAACACACAGGGGTTCCGGGACAACTTTACCAACATCAAAACCAACTTCAGTTATGCAGAAACTGAAATCACAGCCTTGCAAAACAATGGTATTTTCAAAGCTGCATTGCCCGGTACTACCCTGGACAACAACATGGCGGATAACTTGATATACGCTGTCAAATTGAATGACGTTAGCTATACGTATCTTCCAATTACAGCAACATCAGGATCAATTCCAATTGACTATTCTGCTGCCGGGTTTCAACAAATTAGCACCACTGGCAGCATCAGTCTTTCTTTTAG